CATAAAAATGCTGATGCACCATGAAGGTGTGAGGCTTAAACCCTACCAAGATTGCGTAGGGTTATGGACTGTTGGGGTTGGGCATTTAATTGGTGATGGTAAGACACTACCGTCCGAATGGAACAAGACTTTTTCGATGGAGGAAGTCCGTGAAATTCTTAAAAAAGACCTTGCACGATTTGAAGCAGGGGTATGCAGACTATGTCCTGATGGTCTTACTTCTGGTCGCTTTGATGCACTTGTTTCGTTCTCTTTCAATACCGGACTAGGATGCCTTCAAAGGTCTGGTATCAGGATGAAGCATAACAGGGGTGATTTTGAGGGTGCTGCCGATTGTTTCTTGTTGTATAACAAGGCTGGCGGTAAGGTCTGGAAAGGGCTTGTCAATCGCCGTAATGATGAACGTGCGGTGTATTTAAGCGCGAAGGAATTGAAATGACTACTGCTGCTGTAATGACTTACGATTCACTGGTATTGAATATTCAGCAATACCTAGAACGCTCGGATGAGCAGACTATTGCTCAGATTCCTAACTTCATCATGTTGGCAGAGCAGGTTATTGCTAGCCAGATCAAGTTTCTGGGCAATTTGACGGTCGCAGAAAGCACGATGACCACTGGTAATCCGGTGCTGGATAAGCCTGTGCGGTGGCATAAGACTGTATCCATGAACGTCACTGTAGATGGTCAGAGACAGCCTATTTTCCTGCGGAAGTATGAGTATCTTCGGGAATATGCGCCGAATTCAACGGATCAGAATATCCCGAAATATTACGCAGATTACGACTATACGCATTGGCTTGTGGCACCGACTCCGGATCAAGATTACTCGTTTGAGATTCTTTATTATGAGCGTGTGCAGCCTCTGGATTCTACAAACCAAACGAATTGGTTCACGATTTACGCTCCGCAGGCGCTTCTTTATGGATCGCTGCTGCAGGCTATGCCTTATCTGAAAAACGATGAGCGTATTCCCATGTGGCAACAACAATACGATTTGATCATCAACACGCTCAAGCAGGAAGACATCATCAGAACTGGTGACCGTCAAGCTGTTGCAATGGATAGCTAGGAGTAAATATGTCTTATAACTCGCCGTTTACCGGAAACGTAATCCAGCCGACTGATGTTTCTTTTAATGCCATTACGCTGACGGAAAATACTCAGCTTTTTTGGCCTTTTGACGGTAATGGCACTGAAACCTATGCCGCGAGGATCATGGAGGTTTCTGCCAGTTCTGCGGGTCTGGAACTGTGGATGCCGCCTGCAAATCAAGGCTCTGTAGGTCAGGATGCGCTTATTCGCAATGTTGGCAGTTATTCTTTCACCGTTAAGGATTACGCTGGCACTAATACCATTATTACGATTGGGACTAGCGCAACTGCAAACTCGGAATATATCTACATCACTGACAACGGGGATGAGCAGGGAACTTGGGGGCGCATTGCTTTTGGGGCGGGAACTGCAAGTGTAGATGCCGCTACTTTGGCGGGTTATGGGTTGGTTGCTCAAAACACTACCCTTAATCAATCTTCGCCAGTTACAACCACTTCTTCAAATACAACGCTTACCATAACGGATCGCGGTGGATTGTTGGTGTGGACTGGAGGCGCTGGAACGCTGACTCTTGACCTTGCTTCTACGCTTGGCAATAACTGGTTTACGCAGATTCGCAATAGCGGCACTGGGCTTTTGACGATTGCCTGTAGTGGGTCTGATACTTTTAACTCTTCTGCTACTGTTGGATTGCAGCCTAGTGATTCCTGTTTTATTGCCTGTTCTGGGAATGCTTTTTACTCTGTTGGTTTGGGTAGGAATACGCAGTTTAACTTTAGCCTTCTTGTTAAGACTGTTGATTCTGGAACATATACCCTGACCTCTTCTGAAGCGTCTAACGTCATTCAGAAATACATTAGTAGCGGGAATTTGACCGGAAACGTGACGATTATTGTTCCGCCGACGATTCAGGTTTATTACATTGAGAATGCTACTACCAATGGTGCTACCGCTTATACGGTTACGATTACCACGAATACTGGTGGATCTACGGCGAGTTTGACGCCGGGGCAACAGGCAACGCTTATTTGCGATTCTCAGAACATTTTGAATGCAAATAACGTAACCGCAGGTTCTGCTTCTTATAGTTTGCCTAATGGCTCTGTTGGCTCTCCTTCGCTGTATTTTGCATCTGAGACGAATACAGGTGTTTACAGGGCTACTTCTGGAAGTTTTGATATTACAGTCCTTGGCACAAATCAGTTTTCGCTTACATCTTCTGGCGCAACTATTCCTAGCGGGATCGGCGGCGGGACATTCTAATGACCAAAAAAGTCTTTGCTATTGACACAAAGTCAGGCATACAGCGTGACGGAACTGTGCTGGATAAACAGTTCTACAATGACGGAGAATGGGTCAGGTTTCAGCGTGGGCGTCCGCGTAAGGTAGGCGGTTATCGTCAGATGACGAACCAGATTACCGGATATTCACGCGGTATTTATCTGGACTCAGAAAACGGCGTAAACCGCGTGTTTAACGGGTATAACAACGGTTTACAGCGGTTTGAGTGCGATAATAATGGTATTGGCTCAGGTGTCACTGATTACACGTTTGCAAGCCATTTTACGGCTTCCAACAAGAATCTATGGCAATTTGACGGATTCTTTGATGCTACTGGCGGTAACAATAATTTGCTTCTCGCGCACCCCGGTCAGAATCTTGATGCTATCGACAACACGCTAAATACAACCGTATTGGCTGGTGATCCTGCTGGAAACACAATGTCACCCCTACAGGATACGCAGGGAACAAGCCCTACCAATGACTATATTGACGTTTCTGGCGGGGTTGTAGCACTGCATCCGTATGTATTTGTCTACGGGAATAACGGTCTTATCAAGAACTGTTCTGCCGGTAACGTATACGACTGGAATTCTCCTGATTCTAACGAGGTGAACGTAGCCAGTCAGAAGATTGTGAAGGGATTGTCTGTTCGCGGTGGTTCTAATGCGCCTTCTGGATTGTTTTGGGCGCTGGATTCGTTGATTCGTGTAAGTTATAACCCGACCACAATCAGCACGGGAGCAGGAACGCAACAGCTTTTCTGGCGGTATGACATTATCGGTAGTTCGTCTATCTTGTCGAGCCAGTGTGTTATTGAATATGACGGCATTTATTTCTGGATTGGAAGTGACCGATTCTTTGCTTACAACGGCACGATTATTGACTTGCCGAATAACATGAACCAGAACTACTTTTTTGACAATTTGAATTACGCACAACGTCAAAAGGTATGGGCATCCAAAGTTACCCGTTTTGGTGAGATTTGGTGGTTTTATCCTCGCGGGGATTCTACCGAATGTAATGATGCAATTATTTACAATATCCGTGAAAAGATTTGGTATGACGCTGGTCAGGCTTTGGGGTCATACCGGACTGCTGGATATTACTCTCAGGTATTTCATTACCCTATTTGGGCTGGTGAAGATTTGAGCGAACAGGAAACGGTAATAACGCAGGACATTGATATTACCAATGGTAGTGATGTAATCGTAACGGATATCAGTAATGCGTTTTATGTTGGGATGATTATTGTTGCCAATGGTGTCCCTGATGGGGCAACGATTGTTTCTATTGCACCGAGTGCTACAGCGGGTAAATACGATATTACTATTTCAGACAATTGTATTTCTACTGATACTGTATCTGCTCAATTTCAGTCTGTGCCAAATCTGATTAGCCTTTGGCAGCATGAGATTGGAACTGACCGTATAGAAGGGCAGAATGAATTTGCTGTCAGGTCATCGTTTGAGACTAATGATCTTGGCTGGGTTTCTGGTGGGCCTTCTCAGCCCTCGCCTGTTGGCGAGAATAAATGGCTGCATCTGGAACGGGTAGAACCTGATTTTTTACAATCTGGCGAGATGAATATGTATGTGACTGGCCGTCCTTTTGCTCAGGCTGAGGATAAGACTACTGGCCCGTATCCGTTTGATCCAGATACCAAGAAGATTGACTTGCGTGAACAGCGCCGTGAATTGAGATTAAAGTTTGTAAGCGATGTGCAAGGTGGAAATTACCAGCTTGGCACGCTCTTGTTGAATGCTGACTTTGGCGATACGAGACCTTACTAATGGCTCTTGCTGTTATTTATGACCAGAGATACCACTCGTTTGAATCGTGGTCTGCCCTTATGGTAGAAGCTTATGCCGGTCAGCAGTTAGCTATTGGAATACCAGAGGATCAATGGAAAGATTGGGCAACAGGATTGATGGCAATAGATATATTTCAGACTGAAGCATTACCTTCTCCCAATTTATTTGGGGATTGGCGTGACTGGGTAGACGCCATCAGGAATGCAGTTAATCAGAAAGTATAAAAATGGCAATAACACTTAGTTCAAGTCTTGCAAAGCAAATTCAAGATGCGTTGGCTAGGACACCTATTCCAACTCTTGGTGAGTTTATTAATTTGTCTTATACAGACCCCGATATGCGTGAGGCTGGATACGCAAATTTTGGACAACCCGGCTGGCCTAATCAAACATATCAAAATTATTTAAGAGATTATGGTTTAACGCAATCTGGAATTATAAATACAGCAATTAAACAAAATGCTTATTCATTAGGATTCCAAGATCCTGAGTGGGCAGGGGGAACATTATCTGGAATTGTTCAAGGCCCTAACGGGCATTATTATGTTTCTCCGTATGATAATCCGGGCTATTGGTCTGGATCCATTGATCCTAATACTGGATTTATAGACCTAGGAACTGATGCCCGTGGAATTATTAGTCGCGGAGAGTCAATTAGGAATGCCATATATACAGGCGGTGATTGGACAAGCGATTTTCTTGGCGCTGTTGGCCCAGCCCTGATGATGGGAGGAGTGGGTGCTTTAGCTTTGGCTCCTGTTGCTATTGCTGAGGCTGCTGCTGCCGCACCTCTTGCCGAAACTGCGGCAGGATTGGCTTCTGCGGCACCTTCTATTGCGCCTGAAATTGCTGCTGAACTTAATGCTTTGCAGGCATCTACAACTGGTCTTGGCAGTGGTATTGGCAGTTCATCTATTGTTGACCAGCTTATAAGCAATCTGCCCTCTATTGAGTCTATGGCTCAAAAGGCTGCGATTAATGCCGCTACACAACTTGTTACCACTGGTGAAGTAAATCCGGAAAAGATTCTTACTTCTACCCTTACAGGCGCACTAGGATCGACTGTAGGCTCTACAGTGGCTCAGGATGTGTTAAGTGCTACAAATAGTTCTCTTGCTGCGTCTATAGCCTCTGGTGCGGCTCAGGGGGCTACTGTAGCGGCAATTACTGGTAATGATCCCCTGCAAACGGCTTTGGCGTCTGCTGCGGCTTCTGGTCTGGGTTCTGTAGCAAAAGATTCAGGCATTGCTGTGCCGCAATCTGTAATCAATTCTGTGGTCAGTTCTGTGGCTAGTGGTGCGCCTTTGAGTCAGGTTTTGACAGGCGCTGCTATTGCCGCTGGAACTGGTCTTGCCAAAGATGCTATATCTGGGGCTATGACCGCTTATAACGCGGATCAGCAGACTGCTGGACTTCAGGCTGCATCTGACCTCGGAAATGCGCCTACGCAGGGTTTTGATAACAATGGTAACCCTATTTACAGGGATTCCAGCGGGGTTTGGACGAATGGACAAGGGGTTCAGGTTGATCCGGCTACCGGAGAGCCTACGCAAACTATAGATACGAGTTCTGTAGAGGTTACCCCTTATAAACAGGCTGACGCAGTAATTGGCACAGAACTACCAATTTATCAAAATACGGCTTTGCCTTCAGATCAGGTTACTGGCTCATTGCCTTCTGCACAGCAAGTAATGCCTGAAATTGTAGTCGAAGATCAAAAACCCGCAACAACTCCGTTGCCGCCGATACCCGCCGGAGAGTGGATAAGTGGATACGACTTGCCTTCAGGTGATACCCAAACTTCGCCTGCGCCGACCCCTGCGACAGTGCCTGTAACAACAACAGTACCTGTGTCTGGGCTACATACTGCCCCTGCGAATGCTGGAGGCACCTCTGGAACGCCTTCTGGCTCGTCTGGATCATCTCAGAAAGCCACAGACGTATCTCAGTATGTAAACCCTATTCCCGCGTATTTGCAACCTACTTTGCTATCTACGGGTCAGCCCTCACAGGTTTCCTCATTATGGGCTGGACTTGATCCCAAACTGGCAAATATCTTGACTCAGCGTTTTGCTCATGGTGGTTCTATCCATCCTCAACTGATGAAGGTTTTGCAGGAACGGGGTGGGGATTTGGTGCCGGGGCCGGAAAACAGGCTGTATATGCGTCATGCCAAGCGTGGTTTTGCGGTAGAGGGGCCGGGGACAGGTCAATCTGATGACATTCCGACAATGCTTGCCGATTCGGAGTATGTTATAGATGCAGATACGGTCGCGGCATTAGGTGATGGCTCTTCTAAGGCTGGGGCAGAAGTACTTGATAAAATGAGAATGGCGATTAGAAAGCATAAAAGATCAGCGCCTATTGATAAGATACCTCCAAAGGCAAAATCTCCTCTTGAATATATAAAAGAGGGTATGAAAATGAATCATAAGAAAAAATGAGTAAATTTACAAAAGGGCAAAAAGCCCATAATGTTGGCGCAAGAAATTTAGCTAAATTATCTGGCGAAAGTAAATATTTCACTGGAAAACCATGTAAATTTGGTCATGTTTCTGAAAGAAATGTTTCTAATGGTATTTGTCTAGAATGCGCCAAAATAAAAAGTGCAACATTTAGAAAAAAAGAAACAAATGAGGCTAAAGAAAGAAGATTAGAAATAGGAAGAATTCGCGCCAAAATTTGGAGATTAAATAATCCAAATCATGAAAATACAAAAATTGTTAAGAAACGCTGGAAAAAAGAAAATATAGGTATTGTTAGGGCGGCAACAATAAAGCGTAGATTGTCCAAAATTAATCGGACTCCAAGTTGGCTATCAGAAGATGATCATTGGTTGATTAAAGAAATATACGATTTAGCATCATTACGATCAAAATTAACAAAGATTAAATGGCATGTTGATCATATATTGCCGCTACAAGGTAAATATGTATCAGGACTTCATGTGCCAAATAATCTTCAGGTTATTCCATCAACTTTAAATATTTGCAAAGCAAATAAATTTTTGCCGTAAAAGGAAATAATCATGGCTGGATTGACAGATCCCACACTAAATCCGCTGGCTACAACGACGCAGCAGACCTCTACGACTGCGCCTGACTTTTACAACAACATGCTGAGCAATCTGGCTACGACTGCTCAGAATGCGATTACCTCTGGTGGTGTTGCTGGGCCAAGTGCGCTACAGACTCAGGCTTATACCGCTGCTCCTACCGCCATTACAGCGGGTCAGCCTGCGCTTACCTCTGCGACTAATATAGCCACAGGTGCTGCTGGTGCGCCGGATATCAGTCCTTTTATGAATCCCTATACGTCAGGGGTTGTCAACGAGATTGGTCGTCTTGGTCAACGTCAATTTAATGAACTTCTGGCTCCTGCTGCTACTGCTGGGGCTGCGGGTTCTGGTCAGTTTGGTTCACGCCGTGGTATGCAGGTATACGGTAATGTGGCTCGTGATGTTTCCAGCGATATTTTGGGTAGACAAACGGGTGCTTTGCAGGCTGGTTATAAAGATGCTCTTACAGCCGCATTGCAAGAGCAACAAATACAGAATCAGGCGGCACAAACTCTTGGTGCGTTATCGGGTCAGGCATATACGCAAGGTGTTGGCGGTCTTAATGCGCTTTCTACTCTTGGCGCTCAACAACAGGCCACAGAGCAGGCTAGGCTTAATTACCCGATGACTGCTGCTCAAGCTGCCGCTAGTGTTATGAAGGGCTTTACTGTTCCGACCTCTGTTAGTCAGACGACTACGCAGCCTGCTGGTGTTGGTCAGATGCAGTTGTCTCCTCTTAGCCAGATTGGTTCATTGATTGGAACATTGGGAACTGTTGCAAATCAAAAAATTGCAGGAGTTACTGGTGATAAAACTTTTGGCGATTGGCTTAGTTCAAAACTTAGTGATTTGTTTAAAAATCCATACAATGTCACTCCTCCCGCTGATTCCATGGATCCTAATAGCCCCAATTTTATCGGGCCAATCCAACAGCCAGAACAAGTTGGTGGGCTAACAACTGATTTAACAGGAACTACTGGTGGTATCAAATATAATTCAGATGGTTCATATACAACATCTGAAGGAATTACAGTAAATCCTGATGGAACTATGCAACCATAACAAGGAATAAATCATGGCTGATGGCGCTCTTCCCACTGTTGGTGATCAACAATCTGCCGACATTCAGACTGAAATTAAAAAACCTTCTGTGCTTGATGATTTGAACGCAGAGAGGGCTAAGCTTTATGAAATTCAAGCGAATTTGATGAAGCAAATAGAAGAGCGTAGCAAGCCTGATCCTTCTGCTTTCTGGGCTGCTATGGCTCGTGGATTTGGTAATCCTAATACGCCTTCATTTGCCGGTGGTGCTGCTGGATTTGCTGGAAACCTTCAGGCTTCACAAGAAGAAGAGCGTAAACGCTCTATTGAGGCGGCACAGATGCGTATGCAATTGGCTCAGTCTCAATTGGGTATGAAAGAAAAAGAAGCTGGCATCAAAATGATGCAGGGATTGACTAGTGAGCAACCCGCTACAGTTTCAGGCCAAGAAGTTCCTGCTGGACAGGCTCCACAAGGTGGCGTATTCAGAAATATTACTGGTGCTGATATTGCAAAGCTTTCGATGGTTGCTCCTGATATTGCAAAGGCGCTGGAATCCGGTATTAAACTTGAACAGGATCGATCGAAGGTTTCACAAAATGGTATTGTTTTTGATACCCGCACAAATCGTTATTTGAACATTCCGATTCCGGGACAAGAACAAAAACCGTTTACCACGCCATACGGGACATTCCAAATGACTCCGTATGACTTTTCTCAATTTCAAATGGCTCAATCTAAGGGTATGGGCAAAGAATGGATTGAGAATTATCGTTCTGCTGGCGTTTCTGCTCCTGTTGTAGGGGCTGGAATGTTGAGCGAAGAGGAAAGAAAAGCGCGAGAGTCCGGACTTACTGAAAGATCAAAAGAAGAATCCAAGTATTCTACAGAGGTTCGTTCTGGCATTTTTAATGCTGCTGATGCCGCCTCTAAATTGTCTGGTCTTGCTCAGTCTAATCTTCAATTGGTAAAAGATAATCCTGATGCTGTAGGCGTGATTGCCGCGCCCGGTATTGGTAACGCAATTCTTGGTCTTGTGAGCAAAGCAAGGGTTACCAGCGGGACTGCTGGAGGATCTGCGGATATTGATACATCAAGTATTGAAGATGCAATCCGTAAGGTTGGCCCGACTCGTCAAAAGGGCGAATCTGATGCTGCTTATGAAGAGCGTAAACAAAGAAATGTTGATGCTGCTTTGCAGATTGTTCGCAATCTCGCAGAAATGGAATTGTATTTTGCCAAATCTTACCTCAAGGGTCAGGGTTCTGTTTCCAATATGGAACGGAATATTACAAAGGCTCTTGGCGGGAATATTTCTGATTCCAGAAATGCTTTGATAGCAAAGAACGAACTCTTGATCAAGACTGCTGAATTTGATGAAAAGATTCGTGATGCCTATAAAACATGGCAAAAAAAGAATCCTAATGAGGGCGCTGAGAACTTCAAGGGTTCTGAGGAAGAAAAAGCCCTTCGTAATTCCTACAATGAAGAAATTAAGTCTCTTAATTCCAAGTATTTTTCTGCAAAAAAAGCCGGTGCTACAGAAAATAAAGATGTTCAGGATTTGAGAGCAAAACTGCGTCAACAGATGGGGTTCTAATATGGCCGACTGGATTGACAATTTGGATAAAGATCAGCTTGAGAATGCCAACTTTATTGCTGAGGAAGCAAAGAAAGCTGGTGTTCCTCCCAATCTTGCTGTTTCTATGGCTTTTCAAGAAAGTCGTCTGCGTCATAAATCTGATGACAAGATTGTCACTTCCAAAAAAGGCGCTCTTGGCATTATGCAGTTGATGCCTAAGACGGCTGAATATTTGAAAGTTGATCCGTCTGACAAAGAACAGAACATTCGCGGTGGTATTAATTATCTCAAGCAGATGCTTAACAAGTTTGACAATGATCCTATACTTGCTGCTGCCGCCTACAACCACGGCCCAGAAGGTTCTTTTTTTAAGGGCGGGGAATTGCCTGAAGAAACCAAAAACTATCTTAAAACCATCAAAGAATATGGTGGATTTGAAGAACCTAAAAAAGAAGAGGCTGTAGAAGAGGAATGGAAACCTCTGCCGCCGACTGGTTATGGGAATATCTCAAAGGGCATTATTGAGGCTGGTGGTGCGGCAGCAGGTGCCGCCATTGCTGGAACTAGCAGCGCCATAAAAAGCGCAGCAAAGTCAGCATCAAAATCGGCTGGTGAAGAGATAGCAAGGCAGCTTATAGAGGCAGGCAGAGCATCTTCTGCCGTTGCTGTTCCTGAAGTCTCTTCTGCTACTCAGGGATTGATAAGAGGTAGTGGCCCTATTGCGGATGTTCCTGCTGGGGGCAGAGGAACTCAAAACTGGGGTAGGGCTTTTGGTATGAGTGATCCGGAAGCCTTGCGTGCTAGGTCTATGGCCGAAGCCAATCAAATGCAGAAGCAGGCTATGGCTGCTGAAGACAAAATCAAGGGCATGTTTGGGGGTGCCGGAGCGCAATACAAGATGGATCCGACAAGAGCAAGTTTGATGATTCGTTCTGGTGAGGTTCCGCCTAAAAAGCCTGAGTTTAGCTTTACGCAAGCAGCCAAGAATTTTGGCGCAAGGCATCCTGTTTTTACATCTGGTCTTAGCAGGGTTGTTTCTGGTGGTCTTGGTGGATTTGGTGGCGCTTTAGGTGGTATGGAAGCGGTTGAAAGATACCAAAAGGGTGATTTTCCTGCCGCTGCTCTTGCTGGGACTGGTGCCTTGGCATCTTTGGGGATGATTTCTGCGGCTACGGCGCCTATTGCGGCACCTATAGCTTTGGGTGCCGGTATAGGTCTTGGTGGTTATGACTTAGTAAAAGAAGTTATGGAAAGGGGTGAAAAGTGGGCTAAAGAGAATCCGCCGACAGAAAAAGAATTAGAAGAAGCTAAACGGGCTTATTTTGGCCGTCGTTAGCGATTCCTCTCTTCCCATACCGCAATAAGTCTTGCAGCAAATTCCAGAAGGTCTATATCCTCAGTGGGGTAAAGACCTTTTGGATTTTTGCTTTCGCAATAGAAATAGACCTGTTTTACCAGTTCCTCAAATTTTTCCGGTTGAACCATGATTTCAGCCATTTCCGCCCGTTTCATAGAGTAGTTGTCGTAATCCGTTAGCTTTAACGCCTTCCTCAAAGCCGCGCTCAAAGCACATTCTTTGGATCACGGCGATGAGTTTGCCTAATTCTGCCTCGTGGTTGCGGTGGCCTCTGTCATACATATTAGAATTAATATGTACTTCTTCCCAGTCGATCACCAAGTCTCCATCGTGTCTGATATGCGCCCAAGTAAGCATAGATTACCTATATTTGTTTTTGGCTTGCCAGAACTCCAAAAGATTGGCGAACATTGTCCAGCCACGCGCCATTTCCGATTCCGTCCAGTGTTTGAAGACGACGAGTCCGGGAACGGTGCGGGACACAAACAAGTTAGAGCATAAAGCCTTGTGTATCCCTAATCCTACACGATAAGCGGCAAGCTGCATCATGTGTTCGTCGTAGGCTTCTACCTTATCAGGATCCGTAAAATCCTTGCTTTTTATGTCCACTACGGCTGGTATTTCCGTTGTGAAAAGGTCTGTTTTTCCGCCAAAACCCAGTTCATGGGCAAATGACCTCTCTGCACTCCAAGTAACGGCACCATAATGCGATAGGAGGGCTTCCCGCACCGCTTTTACATGCTCCTGATGCCTACCTATATCATGACCCTCAAAAGACGCCTGAATCGCAGCGTGGATTTCTGTACCTGCGTCCGCAGCGTCCCTTCCCTGTTGCTTACTATCCTGCAAAACCCTTTCCAGCCATGCCTCTTCTGTTTCCTCTGGTAGTCGGGGAAGAGTCAGGGCTGCGAGGATCGCCTGTTTCTGCAGCCACGCAGTGAGACCGTGTTTGGCCGCTACGTTGATGATTGTGGTTACGGATGGGACAAGATTGTGTTCTCGCGCATCTCGCAAGGTGGTGTTTCTTTCCTTCCCGTTTTTGCCAATAACGGTATAGGCTGGGACTCCATTACGGTCATACCAGTGTCCAGCTTCGGAAGTGTAATTCTTTGCGACTAATGTCATTTCCATCCTTTTAATTGTGATTGCGTTAATGCGTATCCTATGCCGTAACCCAGATCGCTCTTGTTTTCTTCTTTAAAGAGCATTTCTTTTCCAGCCCAACCGACAACATTCCCGCCCTTATCATCCACAATCACTAGGACGTATATGTCGCAGGGATCTTCTGCTTTTTTAAGGGTAGCCAGCAATCGACCATTAACGTGTCTTGTGGACTTAACATCAATGGTTTTTTTGTTCCTAGAAATTAAATCTGCGCCGCCATTCCTGATACCTATGGTAAGGTCTGGGCATAGGTTCATGATTTTGGCAACGCAGAATTCTGCGACCATTCCATCAATGTCGATATCCCACTTCCCCTGATTGCCCATTTGCTGGTCTGAGACTTTATGCATGGCTTCTGACCTACGCATAACTCCCAGAGTCCTGCAGATGAACAATTCAGAGTCAGTTAGATTTACTCTCATTTTTATTAAAAAAAGCTAGCCTTGCCTATCTATGCCTCGCCTTGCCTAGCCACGCTCCGCCTTGCCTAGCCAGTCCTCGCATCGCCGAGCCAGTCCCCGCCGCGCCAAGCCTCGCACTGCCCTGCCCCGCCCCGCCCTGCCCAGCCCCGCCGAGCATCGCCAGTCCCAGCCATGCCCTGCCCCGCCCTGCCGCGCATCGTTAGTACCCACTATCCTTAGCAATTTTCATTAAAAACTCACCAAGAATATTTTTATTCCCAAGAGTCAACCGTAAATTTTCCATATAGACCCCTGAAGGTTCCTATACCCAAAGCCCTACCTCCTTCTTCGAACAAATTTAAAATTTCTTGTTCTTGAATTTCTTTATTTGGATATAGTTTCAACGTAAATTTCAAACTCCAATCCATCGGCAAAACTGGACGCTCTTTAGGATTTGGAATTCCTTTGTCCAGACGAGCCACAGAACGATGAATGTAACATCCGCTGATTTGATCCAAATCTTTTTCAAACTTGCCAAATGTAATTGGTTTGCCTTCGCGCAAAAAGGGTATGAAATTTTCTTCTATTTCGATAAAAGATAGGCAAGCATTTGCGATATCTTTATATTTACGTTTATCCCTTAGACGTTTCGGCGCTGAATTTGTGTTGTGGGCCGACAAGAACGACATAATGTTCGCCGCCGGTAGACCAATAATTTTTGACGCCCCCGGTTCTAGGTATAGCTTTTGCCACGGCTCCAGTTTTGTTTGATTGTCCCCCGCGTAACGGTCGAACATTACGTCCCTTGTTCCGCATATTGATACCTTTCTGGTAATAATGTCAGTGTGCCGATTCAATTTTACGTCGCTCATGTTTTCTCCAGTGTAATTTTAAGTTAAAAAGGGATGTCATCTTCCATATCATCAAATGATGCGCCTTTAGGTTTTTCTTCCTTACCCTTCTTGCGCTCCATCTTTGACTGATATTCGGGGGATTCGGCAATCTTATTTTTGATCCAATCGGAGAACGACTGATACAGTTCCTCGTCATGATCCATGATGGAATAGATCGCAGGATCATTGTGACCATCCGGAAGGTTGGCTTTCATGGCTTTCGGCACCGGATTGATCGCCTCAATGTTGGTGTATTCCTTACCATTGGCACCAGTCGATTTCACGATAGACAACATCGCCCAGACGCCCAGCAGATTCTTGAGAGAGAATCCGCGCTTTTCCTCGTCCGTAAAGGCTTTGCCTCGCCATGTAGACAGGTCACGGTTCATCGTAGCCTTGTCACCCAGCGACAGGGTATAGGTCTTGCTGATGGACATAGGCTCACCCTTATCCGTCTTGAGAGGGGTGCCGTCATCAGCTTCGCCATGCACCTCAAACTGGAACATGACTTTGCTGAGGTATTTAACCTCGCCCTTGTATTCTGATTTTTGGGTGCCGAAATCAATGACCCGATAACACCGAGCCAAGTGCATACCCGCAGGAACGGGTTTGAAATTGCTGCTACCTTTATCACTTACCATAATGTCGCTCATGATTCGCTTCCTTTCGCTTTTGGATTCCACATTCGTATCGAATAATTGCCCAATCTTCTTGGGTTCCTACCCCTGATTCCGCCCTTTCAAGGGCTTCCTCAAGTTGCTGCAGACGCTCTAACATCAGTTGATGATATTCTTCCATTCGTATTCCCTCCATACCAGTAGTATGCCACATTTAATTTTATGATACAATAAAAATGCCGTGTGGTAAATAATTTTAACCCAAAGGAAACGAAATGACATTAAAAAAATACTTTGCCGACCTGCCGCGAGGGTCTAAGGTAGCAATGGCGCATTCGCTTGGTATCTGTAAAACGTGGCTATCCCTGCTGATTAGCGGTCGCAGAAAGCCATCTGCTGCCCTGTCTGCGGCTATCGAAAAATATACCAGTGGTGAGGTTACTCGTAAGGATTTGCGTCCGGATCTGTTCGGAGACATGAAATGAAAGAATACAAATTTCAGGTGGAAGCATACCGAAAAAAGACCAGTCATATTCAGGATGCGGATGATTTGGCATTTCGCCGGATGCTGGATATCTGCTACATGACGGAAAAGCCTCTGCCGCTGGATATCGAAGAGGTGGCAAAGCTGGTGGGGCTGGATTTGGACATAGTGGAGCCTGTCCTGATGGAATTCTTCTACGTTGCCGAGGATGGCTGGCACAATCTAGGGGCAGAAAAACAGATTGATGCATGGCGCAAAGTCAGGGAAAAGAACGTCAGGAATATCGCTAAAAGGTGGGCTAAACCTGCTGCGTAATATTCGGCATTCTTTCACCGTTTTTTCACCATTCTTTCACCGTTTTTTCACCATTCTTTCACCGTTTTTTCACCGAAATACCGCTAAACCGCTATTGCAAATACTTTTGAAGGGGAATATGATTCCTTTCGACGCCGTGAGAAGCGTATAGAAGTCAGATAGGACAGTCTCTTTCGGAACTGGTCTATCTGACCGTTTTAACCCGAAAGGGGTCTGACTTCCGGAATTCTCACCGGATAGGCCAGTCCCGAAGGAGATTGTTTTGTATTACTACCAATTCCACATTGGCGATTATCGTCGCGATACAGGGCATCTGACCCTGCTTGAGCATGGCATCTATCGCCAGCTTCTAGACCTTTACTACATTTCCGAAAAGCCACTGGATAAAGAGGTGGCAAAACGTCTTATTGGTGTGCGTAATACGGACGAAATACGAACGTATTACGAACTGCTTACGGAATTCTTTGAAGAGGTCGATGGTAAGTATGTTCACAAGCGTTGTGACTACGAAATTCAACGTCTAAAAGACAAATCTAACAAGGCAAAAGATAGCGTCAATAAAAGATGGAATAAAATCAAGGGATTAAAAGATACGAACGTATATACGAACGTATTACCAACGAATAACGAAGGTAATACTATCCTAATATCCAATAATCCTAATATCCTATCCTCTAAGGAAGATGTTCCGAAGCCTAAAAAACCCAAAAAACAAAAAGCAGATCCTGTGGTTTATCCAGAACCGAAGAGGTTTGATGAATTTTGGAGTACATGGCCTTCTTCACAACGGAAGATAAATAAAGTTTCCTGCCGCCAAAAATGGGCTGAGAAAAACCTTGATGCTATTGCGGATAAGATTATTTCTCATGTGGCGGCTTTGAGAAAAACCAAGCAATGGCTTGAGGGGTTTGAGCCGATGCCGATGACCTATCTGAACCAAAGCCGGTGGGAGGATGCAGAAGAGGTCAAAAAGGTTGAGGGGGATTCAACGAATCCTTATGCCATGTTCGGTCACCTTTACAAACCGGCTTAGGGGGAATTATGGAACTGGAGGTTTTTCTTTCGCGGCTGGAGAAGGTTCGCGGTCGCAATGGCAGCTTTACCGCTTGCTGCCCCGCGCATCGTGACAAGTCACCGAGCCTTGCGATACGACAGGATGGGGAGAGGATCTTGCTGCATTGTTTTGCCGGATGTTCGGCTAATGAGGTTGTGGAGGCTGTTGGCTGCACGCTCAACGACCTTTTCCAAGACGAAAAAAAGTGGCACCGTCAGAAGCCTGTAAAGCGGCAGTTTTACGCGACTGACTTGCTGCGGATCATCAACAGGGAAGCCCTGATTGTGCTGATTTCTGCGGTGGATATGTCGAACGGAAAGCAGTTGAAAGAGGCTGATCTTGAGCGCCTGAAAGTCGCTGCTGGTCGGATTGAGGAAGCTGTGAGGTGCAATGGTGGATAGCATTCTGGAGGAACGCGCCGCGCAGTTGGACGAAATGCGCCGGATACGGGTAATCACGAATAAAGAGGTCGATTTCGAGAAGTGGGTGAAAGCGACCGACCCCAGCAAGGATATTCAGGACGTTTCCGCTGTTTTGGATGATTTAAGGGAATCTCTTACCAATGGCGTAAAAGAGGTCACACAGACCATGCCGTGGGCTGAAAGTAAGAAAACCTTCCAATACCGCGCAGGAGAGGTTACAGTCTACGCAGGCGCAAACGGCGGGGGGAAGTCCCTAATTACCGGACAAATCGCTCTGGGACTCATTAAACAAGCCGTAGGGGTATGTATTGCATCCTTTGAGATGAAGCCGAAAAGAACCATCCAACGGATGCTGCGGCAGTTCAGTGGTGAGAATCTGGAACATTTCCATCTTATGGGTAGGGATATAAGCCCGTTTTTTGATCGTCTGGAATCCTATGCTGGGGGTAAGTTATTTTTGTATGACCAGCAGGGGACGGTAAATACCAAGCAGGTTTTGGGGGTTGCTAGGTATTGCGCGGTGGAATTGGGGGTTAAACATTTCATCATTGATAGCCTGATGAAGTGCGTAGCTGGTGAGGATGATTACAACGGGCAGAAGGAATTTATTGACGAATTGTGTTCGCTGGCGCGGGATCACAATATCCACATTCATCTGGTTCACCACATCCGCAAGCAGCAATCCGACGAAACCATGCCCAATAAAAACGATTTGAAAGGCACAGGTGCTATTGCGGATCAAGTGGACAATGTTTTCCTGATGTGGCGCAACAAGAAAAAAGAGCATGATCTGAAGTTAAAGGGAGAGGCGGATCCTAAAGCGCCTGATGCGATTTTGATGTGTGAGAAGCAGCGTAATGGCGAAGCGGAAGACTGGTATTCCCTGTGGTATCACGCGGAGAGCCAGCAGTTTATTGATTCACCTAATGGCAGCACGATTGATTTTGATGGTGGGGGTGAATTTTGAGTGAAGACGATTACAGGCACCAATGCCTAGTCCGCTGGGTAATTAAAAAAAGAATGGAAGACAAAGATGCTGCATACCGTTTCTTGCATGGATACATGAAAGGATCCAGACATCAAAACGGCTGGAATGATTTGCATCCTGAATCTACTCTTGAGAGAGATTCAATTGACCAGTGGAATTTAGGAAATAAAGGCGAAGACGGAGATTGGCGATGACACCAACACAACGCAGCTTGAAATATTTGAGAGAGCAGGGATACACGGTAGCTATCGTGGAGAGGTGGAATCCTTTTGCTCGGATCAGGCAAGACCTGTTTGGATTTGTTGACCTGTTGGCAATCAAGCCTAATGAAACCTTGGCTGTGCAGACTACCGCATCTGGGGTATCCGCAAGACTTAAAAAGATTGCCGAATCTCCTCTATTGCCAAAAGTAAGGGAGGCAGGCTGGAAAGTGCATGTGCATGGCTGGCGTAAGAACGCTGCAGGGAAATACGTCATGCGGGTAGTGGATATTTCTTAATAAAATATTTCTTGATTTGTCTGCAAATCTAATTCAGTATTAAACCTCGGAGGTAATGATGATTGATCCAAATAAAGCAATTGATTTTATTTTTGAGAATGGCAAGAAGTTTGCCAAAGCTAAGTCCGAGAGGATTTACTTGGAGGAATACAGAAAGTCCCTAAAAGCAATCCTGATGAAGCGTAGTATGGAAACGGCTATTGGGGCGCAGGAAAGGGAGGCATATGCACATGAAGAATACCAACAGCTTCTGAATGGTTTGAAGGCTGCGGTCGAGGTTGAAGAGGAATTGCGCTGGGCTTTGGTTGCTGCTCAGGCAAGAATTGAAGTGTGGCGCTCACAGGAAGCAAGTAACAGGGCGGAAGGCAAAAGTTTTTCATAATGGATCAGAAAAAACCGTTGTGCCAAACGTGTCAAAGAGAAGAGGCTGTAAAAAAAGTTTTTACTGCTAACAAAAAATCAAAACGCTGGAAATGTCTTTCTTGCATTAACAAGGTAAGTATCAGTTTTATCAAAATCAAAAAGAGGACAATCAAATGAAAAACTACACGGACTACCACGCCGAGCAGCTAGAGAAAGCCATCGCGTATCTACGCGAACGCAAAATCTATGTGCTTGAAAACAGCTTTAAGCCTACCAACGCAGCACATACGGATGTATCTCAGACGTTTGCACGTTACAGGAAGCAAACCGAGGGGACGCAAATTATCAGGGAAGTGAGGAGAGCGAAATGACAG